ACGGGATCAGGCGATTGTTGCTACAAATATCCGTAAAGATGGGTATGAGGTTACTGACCAGCAGTGGCTTGATGGCGTTAAAGGGTTTATAGAGCGTAATAAGAAATCAGCAGCGGCTGGAGGAGTTCTTGCTTCAGGTGGCGCAAACGCAAATGTGCCTTCAGCACAATCTCAAGACGGTCTTTTAAAAGACACTGGCGATGTGTTCGGTGAAATTATGGCGGGTGCAAACCGAGGTGTTGTTGACGCGCTGAACTTCTTTACAGTCGATCAAATAAACGCTGTTAGCCAACTTATGGGTAGTGATAAACGATTGCCTACCCTGTATGATGTGCCACTAATTGAAGAAGCCACCAGCGGTAATTTCATGGATAAAGGTGCGTTACGACAGGCAATTAGACAGGGGGGTGAGTTTTTATCCCCCATTTGAACATAGGCTTGCTCCCAAAACACTGTACCTAGACTGTACCAAATGGCTGGAAACCCCTGAATTAACTACATAACTTCCCTATCAGTAATAAGATCAGTTTTACCTTTTTCGTTAATTATCAATCACTTAGCTACATCCTGTTCTGTACCAAGGTGTACCTAACCCTTTTATTTATCACCATTTCACACTATACTGTGGTTTCATTCTGTACCAGATGGTGTACCAAATGGCGGTCATACAAAAACGCGAAGGCAAGCAAGGAATAACCTATCGAGTTTTAATTCGTAAAAGTGGGCACAAGTCTGTCAGTAAAAGTTTTAGCAAGAAAGCTCTTGCCAAAGAGTGGATGTCAAAAACTGAATTTGAGCTTGATCGTGATTTATTTCGAAATGATAAAGCGACTCTTAAAGAAACAATTGATCGTTACTTTAGAGAAGCTCACAGCATAAAGCCGTTTGGCGCGTCAAAGAAGTGGACGCTGGAATTGCTGAGTGACCGATTAGGTCATTTAAAGCTTACCGAGTTGACGAGTAAGCGGCTGCAAGCCTATGCGGTTGAGAGGTCGCAAACTATTTGTCCGGCGTCTATTAAAATTGAAATGCTTTACATTGGTGGCGTGCTGTCAGCCGCTGAGTCGTTGTGGGGCGCAAAGCCTAAAATTCAAGATTACAAAACCGCAATGCTGAATCTAAAACAGTTAGATGTAATATGTAATAGTGAGGAGCGAACAAGAAGAGCCTCAAATGCAGAACTGTCACTTATAAAAGATAACGTCATCGACGGATCACCTGTTCCCGATTGGGTAGATTTTGCCGTTGCCACCGCAATGCGGCGCGGTGAGATTGGCTCTTTACTCTGGAATGATTTAAGCGAAGATGGTGAAAGCATAATAATTCGAGAGCGCAAACACCCGCGTAAAAAGAAAGATGAGGTTGTGCCTTTACTCCCCGCGGCTAGAGACGTTATCGCAAGGCAAGTTAGAGAGGACTCGGACAGGAAAGTGTATGTCGGTAAAGGTAAGAACAAGCGTCTAGTGTATGCTTCTGAACTTATTTTTCCACAAAATTCTCAGAGTGTAGCTCAAGCTTTCAAAACTGCATCAAAGCGTTGCGGCGTTGAGGATTTGCGGTTTCACGATTTGCGGCATGAGGCGATATCTAGATTGTTCGAAATGGGGCTTGACTCAATCATCGTTGCAGTCTTTAGCGGTCACAAAGATATTAATATGTTGCGCCGTTACACTCACCCTGACGCACAAAAAATACTAGGTATGATAAAAACCAACACCAAAATTTAGACAAAAAAAAGGGGCAACGCCCCACAATTTATTTCGAATGCTCTAATTGCTCAATTAATTCTTTTAAGTAAAACTCCGCTTTTTTTAAATCTTGTATCTGAAGATCAGCAGTTTTGTGCTTGTGACGCCAGCGGTGTAAGTATTTTTTTATATTCCCTTCCAGAAAAAAAGAGTAACCATCGCCTAGGCTGTCTTCGAGATATCGTAGACACTCTATTGTACCGTATGTATAGTGATCTGGCTGCTCAACATCCTTATCGTTTTTTATCGGCTTTAACATCGTGTTGTATTCCTTCCTTTAGGTTGTAATTAAAGTCATTCCTAATTCACGTTTCTGCTCAAAAAATGCAGCCACAACAGCCTTGTCTGCAACTCTCTTCTTACCTAGTTTATACGTAGGGATTGGGAAATTTTCCCGATGCACTGAATTGTGCAAGCCTTTAACCGACATACCTAAAAGGTCTGCAAGTTCTGGCATTTGTAAATATGGCCTTTCCATTATTTCTCCTTGTACGATCCCGCACATTGGTTGGTTATTATATAATCTTTACCTGATTTAGCGTGTTTAGCGGCTATATCTTCTGGTATATAACAAAAGTCATACGCTACATCGGCAGTCTTGTACTCAAAAGCACATACGGATTCAACATTTTCCGAATTACTGGTTAACTTAAATCTCTGTGTTTTTCCAGTAACACTTGCAGCCGAATACACGCTGTATTTTTTAACTTCGCCGTCTTTTATAACAGTAACATCCGACGTATCGTTACTACCCTTGTTAAATGCAATCGATCCACCCGATCCTAAAATGTAACTAACAAAAGCATACAGACTTGCGTCCTGCTTTAAACTCATGTCTCTAAAAACAGCAGTCTCTGTGTGATCCGTTCCAAGGCTCAACCACACATAAGGAACATCTAAAAAAGCCGCTAATGATTTCATTGCGTTTGGTCTAGGTTTTGACGCACCAACAAACCATTTACGCACAGCCTCTTGAGACACTTTCATTGCATTAGCTATTACTACTTGTTGTCCTTGCCCGTAATCTGGTATTTTTGCGTTTTTGTTGCACGCATACGTCAATCTATCTTTAAAATTTTCCACTTTATTCACCGAAGTTCATTAGTTAATTATTTAATTAATAAGTTATATATTCATTTATTCATTAATTTAACAATTAACTTCTCCGATCTACCACTGAACCAATGCACCACCACAGCATTTGCAGTGTCAAGAATCTGCCGGTGTGTGACACCAAGAACCAATAGTAATTTTTCATTTTTGTACCCATACACCAATATTGCATTAAAATAACAACCGAGTCAACTTTATGTTGTTTTTAATCTCTTAACGAAATGTAATAAAGCGTTTTGCCCCTCCTCCTTTGATGCTAATGCACCCAGTACACGGGTGTCAGCGGTGTCCTTTGACATTATGTGAATGATTCGAACGGGCTTAGTTTGCCCTTGTCTGTGTAATCTAGCATTAAACTGTTGATACAGCTCTAAAGACCAAGTCAATCCAAACCACACTATCACGCTGCCACCTTTCTGTAAGTTCAGCCCATGACCCGCGCTTGCTGGGTGGCAGAGCATCACGGGTATCTCACCACGGTTCCATTTGTCTATTGTTTTTGGGTTCTTGTCGAGAACAACCGCCTTTGGAATGGCCTTTTTAATTTCAGCTAAATCTGACTTAAAGTTGTAAGCAACCAGCAATGGCTCCGTTGAGGTGTCAGCGATCTCAACTAACGCCTCGACCTTTTTAGAATGCATTAGCTCATAGCCTTCTTCGGTGTAAATGCACCCGTTGCTTATCTGCAATAACTTGTTGATTTGTACCGCCGCATTCACCGCCATAATCTCACCGGCCTCATATGCAATAATGAAGTCGCGCTTCATATCTTCATAAGCTTTTCGGGCTTTCGGTGGTAGCTCAACGTCCACGTTAACGTCTAAGCGATCTGGCATCTCAAGGTAGTCTTCGCTAGACATACGAAGTACAACGTCTTTAACAGCGCGATAGATGGCGTTAACTCTATCTTTTTTAACAGCCCACTGGTTCCATGCCGGGTTACCGATTAGTTGGCAATACTTCTCTAAAAACTTGCCTCTGGTGTTCTGTAATCGCTTGCCCTTATCCAGCAGATAAATCTGAGGCCACAACTCCAGCAAATTATTTGGTGCTGGTGTGCCGGTGAGCTGCACCATGCGATCTATTTTCCCAAGTACCTTGCGTAATGACTTCCAGCGTTTACTGCTGTGAGATTTAAAGCTGCTCGATTCATCGATCACAACCATGTCGTAATGCCACTTTTGGCCGAGTAACTCCACAAGCCACGGTATGTTTTCTCTGTTGATAATATGGATCGGTGTCTTTTCAAAGACAGCAGCTTTGCGCTTTGCGGGGCTTAAACCCGCTAAAACAGTGTATTTTAATGCGCTTGTGTGTTGCCAGAGGTGTATCTCTGTAGGCCAAGTGTGTTTTGATACGCGTAGGGGCGCAACAATTAGCACCTTTTTAACCTTTTTGGCTGCCAGTAAATCCGATAAGGCGGTGAGGGTAGAGATTGTCTTGCCCAACCCCATGTCGATCCAAAGGGCTGCAGCCTTTTTCTTTTTAACAAAGTCCACGGCCTTTACTTGGTAGTCGTGTAGGTTTGATCTATCTAGCATAGCAGTTCTAATCCACTTCTAATGTTATCGACAACATGCACATGAAATCCAACATCTTTAAGACGGCGATGGATAGCAAGCTGGTACGGCGTTGGCTTTTTGTCCGGAGCTTTGAATTCTATAATCACAAGCTCTCCGTCTTTAAAATAAATTCGATCTGGAACGCCACGCTGTGCGGGCGACACCCACTTGAACGACAGCCAGCCTCTTGCTTTTGCAATTTCACTAACCTTGAGCTCAATGTGTGACTCTCTCACTTTCGATATCGTTTTGATTCATAACCTTCCGCTGTTACCGGAAGACCGTTTGCCCACTTGGGTAGCTCACACATCAACGCCTCAAACTCAGCCAAGCTTCCATGCTCGTTCGGAACATCGGCAATAATTTCATCATGGACATGCAGAACAACGGGGTAGTTAGCATCTTCTAATCGAAGAACGGCTTCGGCTAAAATGTCACGGGCTACCGCTTGAGTAATTGATTGAACCAGTGAGCCGCCATACATTTTTATCTGACCCCACTTGTGGATGTGGTTGTTCATGCCCTCGTACACCAGCTCAACACCTCTATCGCTTGGCTGTATCTTAGCGTTGGGGAATGAAAGTATGCGGTTTGAGGGAAGCTTGAACAGTAAGTCCCCATCCAACACCTTGAATGAGCCTTTGCACGTTTCAAACTCTGTACCGTAGCTCACGGCATTCTTTGCAGCTCTCTCAACATCCGACCAAAGTTTGACGATGTTAGGGTTAGCCTCGCGCCAATCGTTGCGTATTGTTAACGCCTGACTCTCTGTCACTTCAGCACCATAGGCTTCGGACATCTTCTGGAATGCTTTAACACCCCCTTGGTAACCCAATGCCAGTGTTGCCACCTTGCCGACAAATCGTTGGTCGTAATTGATATCACCGTACGGTATTCCGTACATGTTTGACGCCGTTGCTTTATAGATGTCTCGGCCTGATCGGAAGACATCAAGAACGTCTTCACTGTCTGATAGCCACGCTAAAACTCTGGCCTCGATAGATGAGTAATCTGCAACGACTAACCTGTTGCCATCCGAAGGTATCAGCATCCCACGCAAGCACGACGCCAATGCGTCCATAGGATCACCCTTGATCACTTTCGGATCACGATGACGCATCAGCTCAATCACTGCATCGACATCATCAACATTTGGGCGCGGGAGATTTTGAGGTTGGAAGTGTCTGCCAACCCATCGCCCAGTAGCAGCTCCGTGGTATGTCAGCACGCCATGCGCTCGACCATCTTGTCCGAGGCACTTCAGCATGGCTTCAAACTTCTTAGTGCTGGTGCGGCTCAGTGACTGACGTATTTTAAGAAACTGCTTAACGATCTTTGTTGCAGATGGATCATCTAACGCCGCAGCAATGGTTGCCTTGTCGTAAGCCTTTAGCTCATAACCTTGTTCGGCAACCCATGCGGTTGCTTTGGCTCGACTACCTGTTGAGTCCATCGAACCGTTTGTAATTTCGTATATCTTTTTGTTACACCGGACAGTGTGTTGATCAATGATATCAAGCGCATTATCTATGCTTTCTTTATCAAGCCGAACACCTCTCCAGTTAATGACTTGATCTGTTATCCAGACATCAACTTCTAAGCCTCTAAGGTTTCTAAGTCTATTCCGTATTTCCCTTTCTGCCACTACATCTTGAATGCAGTAGTCACATAACTCTTTAAACATCTCCGGGTCTTGTCTGCGCTCACCACGGTAGGGTTTGCACAACCGCTGTATTAATAATTTACCGCGCTTAGATTTGACATCATCACCGCTTAGCCCTAGTGCCTCGCCA